CCCTTGGACATACGCCATTTCACAAAATAGTCCCGAAAAAAATAATACCGTTTGATGATGGCCAAACCAAAATCTTTATAAGACATTTCCATGCCGTTTGTCAACCAACTATCCAGCCAGTCCTGAATAGCCGGCACATCGGTCCATTCCCTTACGATCTTATTGCCCTGTAGCTTTTCCTTATATATGCGTGGTCCTTTGCCATACAGCATATTAACCTGCTTACTGATTAACCGAGGTAGTAACCGGTTATTCTTGATATCGGTCTCTATACGCTCACATTTGCGGTTATCCACTCCACGTGAACAAACATTGTATCCTTCTACATTCAACCAGCGAAATGACATATTCCGATTGTACCCGGTCATCGGCATAGTCTCCTGCTCCATCCCCCGCATCAAACTATTACCAATATCCGTTCCTACTTGAAAAGTTATTACATTGTTATCTTCCAAGTAACAACCAAGATTACCCCACATATCTAGTTTATTCATAGCCAATTTACTTTATGCAATTTATATCCGTCTTGTGGAAAACCGATGTACCTGATCAGTATCCTGTAGCATGCTTTAGGATTACCATC